GCTTGTCGAGCAACAGCGAAATCTGGTGGTACTATTGCTCTGCGAATAGCGACGAGATCGACCGCTACGTTGTGTATAACTACCTCGAGCAGGTTTGGTATTACGGTACGCTATCCCGTACGGCTTGGTCTGATCGCGGGGCGGGTTTCCGTTTTTACCCACAGGCTCCTGATACAAACGGGGTTTTGTACAACCACGAATTTGGTTTGGATGACGGCAGCGTGTCTCCTCCCGCCGCAGTGAATGCGTATATACAGTCGGCGGATTTTGACATCGGAGACGGGCAGCAATTTATGTTGGTTAACCGGGTGCTGCCTGATCTTAACTTCAATGAGTCCACGGCGTCTGGCCCAGAGGTGTCCTTTATCATGGGCGCACGGAACTTCAGTGGGGACGTGCGTGGCATTAACGATCCTATTTCTCTGGGGTCCAATCCGATTGCGACAGGCGCAGCGGGGTCTGGCACGATTACAGTCACGGCCCCACTGCACGAGGGCAACGTCGGAGACTACGTGACTCTCGCAGGTGCGGTAGCCGTTGACGGAATTACGGCAGCGCAGATCAACCAGAGGCATCGGATCACGGCGGTGCCGCAGGTAACGCTTGGGCCAAACCCTGTGACGACAAATGCCCTAGGGTCTGGGGTCGTGACAATACGGTCCGTGGGCCACGGTCTTGTGGCAGGTGATTTTGTGGAACTGTCTGGCGCAACTGCGGTTGACGGGATCAGCGGTCCACAGATTAACCAGAGGCTGCAAGTTGTTTCTGTGCCGTCGGTCGATACGTTCACTGTTAATACAGGCGGATCGGCAGACGCCGGGTCTATTGTAGGAGGCGGTGGTCAGGTGTCTTACCGTCGCGGCACGTTTGATGTTGAGACTATCGGATCGGCAACCACGGGTTCAATCGCCGGGGGCGGCGGCGTTGTGACGATTACGTTTGAAAGAAGCGGGAATGCTGTTCGAACTGCGGTCATCAACGGGGAAGACAACTACACGGATCAGGTGTTCATGCGGTTGCGTGGTCGTCAGGTTAACATGAAAGTTGAAAGCAACGACGTCGGCGTTGACTGGAGGCTGGGAGCACCACGTTTGGATATGCGCCCAGACGGACGTCGATGAGCAACAAAGTTATCCGTGCCATCATCCCTAACGCTCCGATGTCCTATGACATGGCGTACGTTAACCAGTTGGCACGGGCCTTGGACAACGTCATCAGCGACCAGCGCAACCCAATCATCAACCTGTCCAACATCCCAAGCGACGGCGTTGCTAACGGGTTAGACGTTGGGGATTTGTACGAAGCAAATGGCTTTTTAAAGATTGTGCGTTCTGGTGATATATTCACGGGAACAACTTTAGGGACCTCGGCCCTTGGAACTATTGTGGTAGAGGCGAACGCTGATATATCAGCAGCAACCAATGTCGGCACCTCATCTGTCGGCTCAGTAACGGTGGTAGTATGACAGATATTATTCTTATGTCCGATGGTAGTAGGTGGAAACCTTCAACAAGTTCTGATACAGTACATTGTGTAAACTGTGATAACGCAGTTGACACGCCAGAAGAGGTTGCATCTTATCCAAACGGGAATTGCCCAGATTGTGGTCAGTCATGGACAGGAAGCGAAAGGCGCAGTACAACTATAACAGTAACTATGCCTGAACAAATTACGGGTGGCGTATAATGGCTGAAGAAAAACAAACCAATAAGAAGTCAGGCGATCTATTCTCCTCCATTGGTGCCTTGGTTGGCATGGTTGCCAGCGGCGGTAATCCTATTGGTGCCGCACTAGGCGGCGGACTTGGTAGCCTTCTTTCTGGTGGGTCGATGCAGGACGCATTCCAATCTGGAATCGGCAGCTTGCTCCCTGCTATGACAATGGGCAAAGCAGGTGTTGCGATGAACGCGCTTGGCGCAATGGGTGGAGGCGGTTCTTCTCCACAGATGCGTGGAGCGGGAATCTTGGATATGATCTCAGGCCGTCAAGGTCCACAAGGTGTGCAGAACATGGCGCAGAATGCTGTCATGGGTGCTATCGGTGGCGGACCGACAGGTGCACTACAAGGAATCATGCGCGGGATTGGCGTTCAAAACGCTCAGGGTCAATCGGATCCAGTAATGAGCGCACTACTATTAGAGATGCTAAACCAGCAGCGTCGTCCTCAGTTTGAGAACTTGATGACTGGGACTGAGTTGCGTCAGTATGAGACAGGCGAACGTCGCCCAGACTATCGCGGCACTCCGACTCCTGATGCGCCTCGCGTGAACTATCGTGCTGCGGGTGGTATGATCGAGGGTCCCGGAACTGGGACCAGTGATTCAATCCCGGCGGCTATTTATCAGAACGGTGGACGTGTCCAAGAAGCTCGGCTCTCGGACGGTGAGTTCGTCATGACGGCGGATGCTGTCAAAGGTGCGGGAGGTGGCAATCGAGACGTCGGTGCTGCTCGTATGTACCAGATGATGGATCAGTTTGAAGGGATGGCATAATGGCACAAGAGGTTATCTCCAAACAGATGACGCTTCTTCCTGAGTATCAGGAGAAGTTTCTAAAAGATCTACTGGCAAACATTTATCAAGTAGACGAAGATTCGGGAGAAATCACTGGGATTGCTGCCAAGTCTCCTTTGTATGGAGAGCCTGTTCTCGATGCTGCTGGCAAACAGATGTATGTCGCAGCGGATGGGACGTACACTTCAGACGCTAGCCTTGCACAGACGGACCAGTATGGAGCACCTGTTCTAGCGGTAGAGGGCGGCGTTGCGGCTCCTGACGTTGTTCGTTTTACACAAGCGCAGCAGGACGCGCTTGATCTAGCGGCACAACAGACGGGTGCATACCAGCCTCTCCTTGAGCGTGGCGAAGAGGTCATGGAGCAGGGGATTGCTACCCTTGCGGATACGACTGGTGCGTATGATCCGATGTCCTACAAGGATTACTATGACCCGTTTGCAGAGCAGGTCATTGATACAACATTGGCAGAGATTCAGCGCGAGGGCGACATCCAACGTATGGGCGAACGTGCAAAGCAGGTACAGGCTGGTGCGTTTGGTGGATCTCGTGGTGCAATTGCAGAGCAAGAGCTACAACGTAACATTGCGGATCAGAAAGCACGGACGGCAGCACAGCTACGATCTGCTGCGTATACTGGCGCACAGACACAAGCGCAGTCGGCGTTTGAGAACCAGATGAAACGTGGTCAGACTGCGGGTCAGTTGTTCCAGCAGCTTGGAACTGGGATCGGTGCGCTGGGCGAAGCGACGCAAACTTTGGGTCAGAAGGACGTCAACGCATTATACAACGTTGGTCAGCTAGAGCAGCAGCAGTTGCAGTCGGAGTACGATGTACAACGTGCGGCACAATTGGAAGAAGCGTACGAGCCTTTTGCTCGATTCTCTTACATGCGGGACATTTTGTCTGGTGTACCGTCAAGCGGCACCGCGTTGTCCGCAGCGGCAACTCCACAGGCTAGCCCGTTGTCCAACGTTCTTCGCCAAACAAATGCGTCACTAGAAGCACAGGGTGGACAGCCGCTATTTGGTGGGCTTGGGACATTAAGATAAGAGGTAGAGATGCAGCAAGGCGGAATATATAACGCAGCATTGTTTGGGGCATCCCAGCGCAAGCCACGACCAGCCCGGGACAAAGTTAGTCGCATGGGCGGTATTATGGCGTCTTCTCCTGAGTTGATGCAAGCAGCGCAACCTGCTCCCGCTCCGTCAATGGGCGCGGGTCCAATGCCTATGGCGCAACCCGCTCCGATGGTTCCTGTTCAACCTATGCTGCCGACACAAGTTCCGCCGCAGCAACCTGCTCCTCAGCCACAGCCACAACCGATGGCGCAGCAACCTGCTCCTCAGCCACAGCCACAACCCGCTCCGGCGATGATGCAAGAGGGTGGTCCCGTTGACGTGTCTAACATTCCTGTATCTGCACCTTTGACCAAACTACAAATGGGTTTGGTTGGCATGGGCATGGACCTTGGTAGCGGCATCTATGAAAAGTTAGTCGGCAATTATGGATCTGAGGAAAAAGCAGCACAGGT